TCCTTACCGGTAATCAAAGATGTTGGTTTGCTAAGAAACACGGCTACACACATATATCTGTGGAGTATGTAGAATGAAAACAATTATATTGGGACCACCAGGGACAGGTAAAACTACAACTCTTTTAAATTTGGTTGATGAATTTATTAAAGATGGTGTGAGACCTAAACAAATTGGATACTTTTCTTTTACAAAGAAGGCAGCTAATGAAGCTGCAACTAGAGCTGCGGATAAATTTAATTTAGACAAAGAAACTGATTTAGAAAACTTCAGAACTCTTCATTCGTTTGCATTTCATAAACTAGGAATGCTTAAAGAAAAAATGATGCAACCGGAAGACTATCGAGAGTTTGGTGAAAAATGTGGAATCCCTATTAAGACAGCCAAATTTTCTACTGATGATGGAACCTTTAACTCCGATAATGAATACTTAACCATTATTAATACAGCGCGAGTAAAACGAAAAGATTTATTAGAGTATTATGATTCCAGACAAAACATCTTAGATATTGAAAGAAGTACTTTATATTTACTAGCAGAGGAATTAAAAAAATTTAAAAAAGAAAAAGGATTAAAAGATTTTACGGATCTCTTAGAAGATTTTATTGAAAAAGATATTCAACCTAAATTTGAAGTTTTATTCATTGATGAAGCACAAGACTTATCTAAAATTCAATGGGAAATGGTAAAAGTTTTATGGTCTAGCGCTAAAAAAACTTACATCGCCGGTGATGATGATCAAGCTATTTTTAAATGGGCGGGTGCAGATGTAGATCACTTCATCGCTTTAAAAGAAGAAGTGGATGATATTAAAACATTAGACCAATCTTATAGAATACCTGGAGGACCCATTCACGAACTATCACAAAAGATAATTAGAAAAGTACAAAACAGATTTGATAAAGAATATAAACCTAGAGGTGAACTAGGATTATTAAAAAGATACTCTGACATTACCCAGGTAGATATGTCTCAAGGTAATTGGTTAATTTTATCGACAGCCAATTATTTTTTAGATGATGCTAAAGATTTATGTGAGATACAAGGATGGTATTATCAATACCGAGGAATGAATTCAGTTCCTTTAAAATTATTGTTAGCTTTAAATAACTGGGAAGCGTGGCGTAAAGGTGCTCATTTAAATCATTTAGAAATAAGAAACATTTATGAATATTTAGGATCTAATGTATTACCTGGATTTAAAAAAGGTAAAACATTACAGTCTGAAGAAAAATATACATTAAAAGGATGTCAAGAAAAACACGGTTTAACAACAGAAAAAGTTTGGTATGAATCCTTTGAAGGATTAGATACCATTACAGAAAACTACATTCGTAATATGAGGGCGAATGGAGAAAAGATAAATAAAAATCCTCGAATTATTATGTCAACAATACACGGAGCGAAAGGAGGAGAAGCCGATAAAGTCTTGCTTATGCAGGATCTAACTAATGCAGCATTGGAAACGTTTAGTCACGACCCGGATGAATTACATCGATTATTTTATACCGGAGCGACGCGCGCGAAGCGTGAATTGCACGTATTAGATCCAAAAGATTTTGATCGAGCTTATATATTATGAACAAATTCAGACAAAGATTTAAAGTATGGTCCTTATATTATAGACAAGAAATTATTTGGTTTATTGTAGGATTTATATTAGGATCCATTATTCTATGAGTGTGTGGGATAAACAAATCGGTGGAAAACATTATCAGAAATTTTCCATTCAGCCAAGTAAATTTGTTGTAGAGAATAAATTGCTTTTTCCCGAAGGATGCGCTATAAAATATATATGTCGTCATCCCTTTAAAGGAAAAAAAGAAGATTTGCTTAAAGCAATTCATTTTATTGAGATGATGATTGAACGGGATTATCCTGGGCCCGCTAAAGAAGAAAAGATTAAAACTAACTACTGGGGAATATTGAGGAGAGACAAGTGAGAACGATTCAAACACCTTTATTTACTCCAGAAACTGAGTGGGTAATGCCAGAAGAATTAAAAAATCTAAAAGGCGCAAAAGAAATTGCTATTGACTTAGAAACTTATGACCCAGAATTAACAACATTAGGGTCAGGTAATGTCATCGGAAGAGGGCATATTGCTGGCGTTGCGGTGGCCGTAGAGGGCTGGTCAGGCTATTTCCCTATACAACACGAGTCGGGTGGGAATATGGATAAAACTTTAATTATGAAATGGTTAAAGGATATATTGAGTCAAAAAAATACTACCTTTATTTTTCATAATGCAATGTATGACGTCTGTTGGTTAAGGTCCTATGGCCTTGATATTAAAGGGAAAATTGCAGATACAATGATTGCAGCATCTCTAATAGATGAGAATAGATTATCATACAGATTAGATACTTTAGCTAAACATTATGTAGGTCTAGGTAAAGATGAAAAAATTTTACAAGAAGCGGCTAAAGATTATGGCATTGATGCTAAGAAAGATTTATGGAGATTACCCGCGATGTATGTGGGTCAATATGCGGAGCGTGATGCGGAAGCTACACTTAAACTTTGGCAAAAATTACACACTGAATTACATAACCAAGAATTAATAGATATATTTAGATTAGAAACGAAATTATTTCCGTGTCTTATTGATATGAGATTTAAAGGAGTAAGAGTTGATTTAGAAAAAGCCAACAAAATTAAAAAAAATCTAATTCAAAGAGAGAATAAGATTTTAAAAAGAATGAAAGAGCTTACGGGTATTCACATAGAAATTATGGCAGCCAGATCTATTGCCACAGCTTTTGATAAATTAAAATTACCTTATGATAGAACTGAAAAAACAGGAGCTCCTTCTTTTACTAAAAACTTTTTACAAAATCATCCACACGAATTAGGAAGAGCTATTGCAGAAGCAAGAGAATTAAATAAAGCTCATAGTACTTTTATAGATTCAATTACTAAACATTCACATAAAGGAAGAATACACGCAGACATAAATCAAATTAGATCGGATCAAGGTGGAACCGTGACAGGAAGATTTAGTATGAGTAATCCAAACTTACAACAGATTCCAGCGAGACACCCAGAACTTGGACCAATGATTAGATCTATATTTATACCTGAAGAAAAATGTAAATGGGGATCATTTGACTACTCACAACAAGAACCGAGAATTTTAGTACATTACGCAAAACTGCAGAATTTACCTGGAGTTCACGAAATTGCAGACGCATACAAGGCCGGAGACGCAGATTTCCACCAGGTCGTGGCCGATATGGCAGGCATAAATCGGAAGCAAGCCAAGACGATTAATTTAGGGCTTATGTATGGAATGGGTAAAAATAAATTGATGGCTGAACTAGGATTAATGAAAGAGTCAGCTGAGAAACTAATTAGACAATACCACGCAAGAGCACCTTTTGTAAAACAACTAATGGATAATGTATCTCGTAAAGCAAATGATAGAGGAAAAATTAGAACTCTTTTAGGAAGAGCGTGTCATTTTGATTTATGGCAACCAATGCAATTTGGTGTTTTTAAACCTTTACCTTTAGAAGCTGCAAGAAAAGAATATGATGAACCTTTAAAACGAGCTTTTACATACAAGGCATTAAATAAATTAATACAAGGATCGGCTGCAGATATGACAAAGAAAAGTATGGTAGCTTTGTATAAAAATGGTATAATACCACACATTCAGATTCACGACGAGGTAGATATTTCTGTAGAATCTGATAAAAAGGCAGAAGAAATAGTTGAAATAATGGAATCAGCAGTTGAACTGCAGGTCCCGAATAAAGTAGACTATGAAGCAGGTGCTAATTGGGGAGAGATAAAATAGGAGACTATAATGGAAAATGTTATAAACCAAGCCAAGCACATCTGGACCAACCATAAAAAAGTGGTTATTGGTGCAGCAGTTATTATTTTAATTGCAATCGTAGCAATATAATTTAAAATCAATTTAAAATATGGACAAAGTTTGTAAAAACTGTGGTCATTCCTGTCATTGTATGGCAGGAGATCACACTGATTGTAAATGCGTTAACTGTGATTGTAAAAAAGGCAGAGCGGAAGATGAGTCTTACGAAAGCCGAAAGCAAGCAGCTGATGCAATTAATGATAAATATGGGGTAGTAGTTGACGACACCAATGAATGTGAATGGTGTCAGTGAACGATAAACTAATTACCCCCCTACTCATTGAGGGAATGAAAAATGAGATACAACAGTTTAAGGGCTTTAAAGCTTTTAAAGGCACGAAGACAAGCCCGAATAAGAATGGTAAAAACAGAAAGATGGGTTCGGTATATCACTATATTTCTGTTTTTTTGCTTATTACTCGCAGTTGGGGAACCAGCTTACGGGTGAGCCGTGCATAATTTCCCCTACGACATCCAAATGACTGGAATGTTTGTCTTTATTACGTTATATTTAGTTTTGGAGATTATATTTTAATGGCTGATAAATTAATGACATTATTGGTTGGATTGCTCATAGCCCTAGGTGGCTGGAGTCTTTCACGTACCTTTGAACTTTCTACGATTCAAGCAGTACACGAAGATAAGGTTGATAAATTAGAAAGACAAGTTTTAAAACTAGAAGATCAAGTAGATAAGATGATGGATTCAGATGAAGATATTATGGATCAACATAAAAAATTATTTAAAATTTTAGAACAAGGAGATTCTCCTTCAGGGAGTTACAATTACTAATGGCACTTAAGATTTCCGAAGAAGCAGCAGTACAAATGCCGATGAAAACGGTTGCTAGTTTGATTTGTATGGTCGCGATCGGGACGTGGGCTTACTTCGGTATTATTGAGACCCAAAACAAACTTAGCACACAAGTAGAGTTAATGACGAAAGACTTAACTGAGAACACAGAATTCCGGATCAAGTGGCCCCGGGGTCAGCTGGGCAGTTTGCCCGCAGATTCTGAGCAATTTAT